GAAAACACGTTTGAGCGGTAAAAAAGCCAACCGCATTTTCTATTTATTCTTTCTCTTACTCTTGTTCTTTCCCTGTCTTCCCTATCCCAGCCTTGATTCCCCTCCCGAGGATCTTCCTTCAGGCTGTCTTCTGTGTTCTTCCCCTAGCTCCGGGAGGGAAATCAATCCGACAGGGAAGAGTTTGGAGGAGAGCATAGTACCCCCAAGATTCAGCATTACTGCCTATCTTGGGAGAGTACTATGAACAAGAGAGAAACGATCCGCATAGGTTGTCGTCTGTCGTGTCGCATTACAGTCGTGCAGAAATGGCTACCCGTTCAGCAATCTGCTTGGCCTTCTCGTAGCCATGACTGTCAGTACTCTGAAGCTCTTCGACGCTCCAGATTTTTAATCCAGCTCAAGAGGGATAGCTGGAACCATTTAGTCGCTCGTGCGTCCGATCTTTCAGGTTGCGCAGGAGGTACACGGCAAGCTATAGGCTTGCGGGGGAAATGATGGTAAAAACTCGAGACTATGTCAACGCAGATTGAAGAAAAATTTGATTCTGTGGATCAGAAGGAGAAGTTGATCCAGAAGATCTTGAAGTTCCCGATGCAGGAGCATCCTGTGTTTCCTTGTCCGAATGAGGAACAGAGACGGCAGATGGTGGAGAATGTTGGGACCGAACAAGTGATGCGGATGTTCCTGGCAAGGGAGCAGAGGATCAGGGCGGAGCAGGAAGATCCCTATCGGTATGGCAGCGAATTGACAGCTTGGCCGGATGCGGATGATATTCTCAACCGCTTCAACGAGGTGTTGGTGTTGGGTGGCAACCGGGCAGGAAAGACGGAGTGGGCAGCTAAACGTGTGGCTCAAGCGTTTGTCGGGATGGATCTGGTGGGAAACATGCCGGCATGGATCAAGGAACGCAGCCAGAAACGAGGGTTGAACATTTGGTGTCTGCATACGACCCACATGACGAGTGTCGCGATGCAGCAGAATGTTTTCCACAAGTATCTGCCTAAAGAACTGAAGGAAGCCAAGCGTACTTCGTCTATTCAGCTTAGTTGGTCCCAGAAGAACGGGTTCACCGACAATACGGCGGTCTACCAGAAGAACCAGATTTGGTTCCTTAACTACAGCCAGGACATCAAGGTGGTCGAAGGGGGTGAAGTGGACATTGTCTGGTGCGATGAATTGGTCCCTCAGGATTGGCTTGAGACGCTTAGATATCGTCTGATTACCCGGTCAGGAAAGCTGTTGGTGACCTTTACGCCGATCCTTGGGTACACACAGGTGGTCAAAGAGTTCATTACGACTGCCAAGGTAACGGAGTACAAGGTAGCCGAGCTTTTGCCGGAGAACAACGTCATTGGTGTTCCCAAGGGACACATGCCTTACAAGGCGGAAGGGATCTACGGAAAGCACGGGGTGGTTTGGTTTCACTCGAAACTGAATCCCTACAATAATTGGGAGCGGATGAAGCAAACGCTTCGAGGTCGGAGCAGTCACGACATCAAGATTCGTGCTTACGGTTGGGCAGATCAGACAGCCGGAAGTCAGTTCCCGATGTTTGGGGACGTGAACATCTTTAAAGATCCGGTGTCCAAGGTTGCGCCTGAGGGAACGAACTACATGGTGGCTGATCCTGCCGGCGCACGAAACTGGTTTATGCTCTGGGCAAGAGTCGATGTCCACGGGATCATCTGGGTTTACCGTGAATGGCCGGACCAAAGTTATGGAGAGTGGGCTTTGCCGTCTGAACGCCCGGATGGAAAGCCTGGACCTGCACAACGCAGTGGAGCTGGTAGGGGTGTCAACGAGTACACCGAGCTTGTCTGGTCGCTTGAGACGCACAAAGACAACGTCGAAGAGATTGCTGAGCGGTACATTGACCCCCGGAGTGCAGGCTCAGAGGTGACGAGCAAGGAAGGTGGGATTACCCTGTTGGATTTGATCGCCAACGCCAGTAATCCACTGCATTTTCTCCCGGCAGCAGGAGTTACCGTGGACGAACGGGTGCTGGTGATTAACGATTTGCTCTGTTACGACCGGGATTTGCCGGTTGAAGTTGGCAAGAATCATCCCAAACTGATGGTCCACGAGAGTTGTCAGAACTTGATCTACAGTATGCGGGAATGGACGGGTGCAGATGGTCAGAAGGGAGCCAGCAAAGATCCTATTGACGCTTTAGGCTACTTGGTGGTGATGGACCCCCAGCACTACGGGGGTGAGAGTTGGAAGAAACAGATGGCTGCAATGTCAAGATGTGGTTCATATTGACCAGCGACAGAGATTAACGTAATTTCACGCAAAATATGGATTCGTCTTCATCTGATCCCTTGGCGATAGCTACGAATGTTCCTGATGTAGGAGATCTGTTGAGCGAATACAACCGGGCAATGATCAACTCGACGCAGGGTAACCTGACGACGAAGTTCGATGACATCCGTTTTGCCCGCTGGGCAGGTCAAAGTGAAGACGGCAAGAAACACAGTAATCTTCGCAACGATGGCGACCCGGCGTGGCCCTTTGAAGGTGCAAGTGACGTTCGTAATCGTTTGATTGACAGTACCTGTAACGAGCTTTCTGCGCTCTTGGTGACTGCATTTGAGCGTGCAACCATTCGTGCCAGCGAGACGGAACTTAACGACACGTCGATCTCCGGTGTTGCGACGACGTTGCTGCATTGGGTGCGCGACAACAAGATGCCCTTGGAGCTTCGTCGTGAGGCGGAACTTGGGGCGCAGTACGCTTTCCAGTACGGTTGGACAGCCTTCTTTGTGGGTTGGAGACAGAACATCAGCAAGCGGTCGCAGCCTATCTCCATGCAGGAGATTATGGTAATGGCGCAGCAATCGGGTAGCCCGACGCTGATGCAACTGCCTCAGTTGATTGCTGATCAGGCAGAAGAAGCTGCATTGATTTTGCAGGCTTCAGTCCCTGGACTCACGCTGCAAGAGGCAAAGCGCATGGTCCGTGAGTTGTCTGAAACGGGAATGACGACTCGAGACGAAGAGTACGTCAGCAAGAATCTGCCTGAGATCATTGCGCTGAAACCTTGGGATGAAGTGTTGTTCCCACCGGAAACCTCGGATTTGCAGCGTTCACGGGTAATTTTTCGTCGGACATGGATGTCTGAGGTCGAGATCCGTGAAAAAATCACGACTGAAGGGTGGAACAAGGATTGGGTGGAGCTGGCTGTGCAGATGGCTGGAAAGAGCAGCACGATGTACAACATGAACTTGTTACCGAGCACGGAATTGCTCGTATACAACGGGATCAACTACCAGAACATGATCGAGGTGGTGTACTGCTACACCAAGAGCCTCGACGGCACGGCTCCGTGCATCTACTACACGGTCATCTGTCCGCAGGCTGCTGTGGATCACCGCAACGATCCGATCTCATACGCCATCCATGAAAGGCTCGATTACGCGCATGGAGAGTATCCTTTTGTGGAGTTTCGTCGTGAGTGCATTCGCCGGGCTATTTTTGACACTCGGGGAGTACCGGAACTTGCGTCCACCGACCAAGATGAAGTCAAAGCGCAGCATGACTCCATCCGAGATCACACCGCCTTCTCAACGCTTCCTCCCATCAAGGTCGTCAAACGAATCGGAGCCATCAACAAGATTGGCCCCGGTGTTTCTCTGCCAGTAGTTAGTCCGACTGACTACACCTTCATGGACCCGCCAGCTCGCCAGCCTACCGTGGCGTTTGAGTTGATCCAACGAGTTGAAGCAAGTCACGCCGCTTACTTTGGAACGGTAAATTCTACTGTTGACCCTCGAAAGACGCAGTTGCTCCAGCAGATGTTGGTCAACACTTGGCTGTTGACCTGGCGCACGGTCTTCCGGCAGATGTTCAGTTTGTGCTGTCAGTACATGAGTCCACAGGAGATCCAGCGGATTACTGGAGGCCAACTGCCACAGAACTTGTCTGCGATTCACAACGAGTTCGATCTGACCGTTAAGTTCGACGTCAACGATCTAGACAAGGAGTACATCGCTCAAAAGATCGACTTCCTGACCAAGGTGGCTCAGCTTGACTCGGGCGGCGTGCTTAACCGAAACAAGCTCACGGAGATGATGATCCGTGCGGTTGCACCTGAGATGGCGCAGGAGTTGATCCTCAACCCACAGGATGCCAGCCGTCAGATGTTCAAGGATGTACAGAGTGACATTGCGCTCATGTTGTTGGGTAACGAAGCTCTGTATCAGCAGAACGATCCTTCTGCTCAGACAAAACTTCAGTACGCTCAGCAGATTATTCAGGCTAACCCGAAAGCGCAGCAGGCATTGCAGCAGGATCAAAACTTCCAGGCGTTGTTCCAGAACTACATTAAGAGCTTGCAGATGAGTGTGATGCAACAGCAGAACGCTCAGATTGGCCGGATTGGTGTGACCCCTGTAAGTCAGCAATAATAACATGACTGAAGATCAAAAGAATGCCTTTGGATTTAGTGGCAAGAACATTACTTGGACGGAAGTTATCAAGTTAATTGAGTCGATGCAGCAACAGCAGTGGATGGCTGCTGTCAGCCGGGAAATGAAGGGGGAAGACCGCATTCATGCGTGTGGTTCGGTGGATGGCATCAACCTTGTCTTATCGACACTTGTCCAGTTCAGACAAAATGCCAGACAACTTAATGGCTTGACACCGGACGAAGATTTGGCATAACGCCAACAACGGGCTAACCAGCGTTACTGGTTTGAGACAACAAGGGCTTGCTGCCTTACCAGCATGGAAAACACAAACACACAGCCTGATTCCGGGAGTCAGGAGGGAGCAAATGTACCCGTTGCAGACAACCTCGGTAAGTTCGATGATCGGAGTTTAACAGACTTCATCAAGAACAACTTCCTTGACGAGGAAGGGGCGGCTCCAGCCAAAGAGGAGCAGCAGACCGAGTCGGAGACAGATGAAGCAACTACCGAGGAATCCTCGGAGGTTGAGTCTGAAGTCCAAGACGAAGTCGATCAGTCCAACGACGAAGAAGACAGTAGTCAGTTGAGTCGGGGCGTACAGAAGCGCATCAACAAGTTAGTTGCTGCGAAGAAAGCCGCTCAGGCAAAACTACAGGAGCAGGAAGCAAAGCTGGCTGCAATGCAGCGGGAGTTGGAGGCTAGTAAGTCTCTGGCAACCCAGACAAAGCAGCAATCAGTGTCCAACGAGATCGAGGCTCTTAACTCAATCCCTGAAATTGAGGCGGAGTACAAGAGAGCGGTGGACGTGATTATGTGGTGCGAAGACAACCCGGACGGAGGAGAGATCCAAGGCCCGGACGGTCAAATGATTGAGTTGTCCGACAAACAAGTCAGGGCAATGAAGCGTGCGGCAATTCGCAACAAAGAGGTCGAGCTTCCACAGCGGTTTAACTACCTGAAGCAACAGGAAGCAGCCGCTCCAATGATCGTGCAGAACTTTCCGTGGCTCAACAAGCCTGAGACTCAGGAGTATCAAGCAGCACAAGCTGTGTTGCGTGACTTTCCTGAAATCAAGCGCAGACCTGACTACATGCACTTGGTGGGAATGTTTGTGGAAGGCATGAAGGTGTTTACTGAACGCTCTTCTAAGCAGAAGCAAGCAGCTCCAATCAAGCGTGCGCCAACTCAACCGAGCGTAAAAGCTGCTCCGGTAAAACCGGATGACAGCTCTCGAGCGAGTAAAGCGTTCATGCAAGACACTTCCAATCGAGATGGATTGAGCAACCTGTTGAAAGCAAAGGGGTTTGTGTAAACCCTACAACCAACCAACCAACCTATTCTTATGGCAGCCTTAACTGAACCTAACCTCTCTGGTCGCGGTAAACGCGAAGACCTCATGGACATGATTGCGCTCGTTGACGCGAAGGACACTCCCTTCACGTCGATGGCGCGTAAAGGCAGCAAGCCCGGAAATATGTATTTCCGCTGGCAGGCTGACAGCAACCCCGCTCCTCAAGTGGGTGGAACCGTTGACGGCACGGACGTCAGCAGCTACACCAACTGGGATGTGGGCTATCGTGCGGAATTGGCCAACTACGCTCAGGTGTTTCGTATGCCTGCCGTGCGTGTGTCCAAGCTCACGCAAGACATCGCCCAGGTTGCTGGAGTTCGTGACGAACTGGCGTACAACGTCAGCAAGTCGATCCTCCAAGCCAAGCGTTCCATCGAAGTTGCGCTTTGCTCCAACCAAACTGCTCAGCAGGACAATGGATCTGTGCCGTATCTGACAGCCGGGATTCAGACGTGGATTTCCACGGCTGGGACTGGAACGGCTACGCCCGGAGACATTCCCTCGCAGTTCCGCACGCCTTCCAACAGCATCCTGACTGGAGCCTCCAGCGGGTTGACTGACACGGCTGTGCAGGGCTTGCTCAAGTCGATCTACGATCAGACGGGGCAGTACAAGTCCTTCGACGCCATTGTCGGAACGGACCTCAAGCGTGCGTTCACCGCATTGCTTGGAACGACCCAGTTGACCACGACCAGCACGTCTGGTGTGTTGGCTGCTGGTGCGACCAAGGTGCAGACCTTCCAGCGTGATGCTGCGGCTGAAACCTACATCCAGTCCGTGGACGTGTTCCAAGGGGACTTCGGAACGGTCAAGCTGCATCCTTCCGTGTTCATCGGAACGATTGCTAGCGGAAGCTGGACGTCCACCCCGTACAAAGGTCTGGTCCTGAACATGGACCTGATCGAAGTGCGTTACGGTGGTAACGTCGCTGCGGTGCAATCGCTGCCTGACTATGGTGGTGGTCCTGCCCGTGTGGTTGAAGCTGTTTGCGGCCTTGTGGTCGGCAATCCGCTCGGCCTTGGCAAGTTCGACTTCTCGAGCTAATCTCCCTAGCGACACCTGCTCAGTGGTGTGACAGTCGGGAGAGACCGACACCATAGAACCCGTCAAGGCTAGTGCGAAAGCATCCTCAAACCGACGGGTCGCTTATTGCGACACCTGCCTCTGGCTCCATGCCGGGGTGCACGGACCGGGACCTCTCGGTCGCCGCAGTGGTGTGACTGCTGGAGAGACAGCCCTTTTTTATGCTCAACGTCGATCCTAGTCTTGTTCCACAGCTAGAAGCCGAGTTTCGGCGTGGCTGGCAGATAAAGCGTGTAAACGCTGAGATCCAATCCAAGCAAGCTGCCAAGTATGCCAAGATGCGCCATCGCTCGATTGATGGTCTTGGTCAGAAGATCGGCAGCATTCCCCCGGATGCCTATCATTTCTGGGGACAGAAACTGGGATATCAGTGCTGGGACGACAAGAAGTTCATACACGAGTTCTTCCGTGACAATCCGCAGTGCAGAGTTAATTCTGGCGGAACAAAGGAGATCAGTATAGGATGGGTTCCTCCCACCAATTCGCGTTTCCATAAAGTCTACGCATGAAGACAGTTGCATTCAGTGACATCCTTGCCGAGGTCTGCCAGTTAATCGGCTTGGATCGCTCGACGCTGAACGACAAGAGCTTCAATACGATCCGAGACTTTGCCAGCCGGCGCATCGGAACAATCTGGGACCGTGAAGAATGGCCGGATGCCAACAGGTTCATCCGCACTTTTCCTGGCAACCCAATCAACACGGTAGAAATCATTCCTCCTCCGCCCCTTCTTTTGGAGAATGGGAGCGAGTTGCTCACGGAGAACAATGTTCCGATTCTAACCCAGAGTGAAGACAACCTTGTTGACCTAAGGATTGGCTTGGATCTGAACTTTCCGCGCATTTACTTGGCTGACTTCACGGCTGATGCCTACCGGAGGGGAACCATTGATCAGACGTATGTCGGATTCAGCAATCCATTTTACTACACATACGAAGGTCAGACAATAAGCGTTGCGTCTGAAAGACATTCGTTTACTTACGAATCCAGCACAGACAGCATTGGTGAGTACATCACGCACTTTTCCATCAAGATTCCAGATGGATCTACAGTAAACTTTCCCACATACGAAGGTCCGAATGGCAAGTTGACTACAACGGTTATTTT